TTCATCTTTATTAGCACTTGCAAATTCTGTGTTGACTTGATTTTTATAAATGTCAACCCCTAACTTAACAATTGCATTTTTATCTGTCATAATTATTCCTCCTTATATTTTATTCAATAATGTCAAATTAAACTACATGAATAACTTCTAGTCTTACCATAGGTATAGCTTTAGTTCCAAAATTCCATTCTGCGATTATTTTAGCTACAAAAGAAAAGTCAGCTAATGTAGGTGCCGAAGTTACCGCCTTTACTTTGCCGCTTGTATCTGTTTGAACATACTTGCTAGAACCAGATGAAAAACTGTCTATCATATCTGCACTTATAGAAAATCTATCACCCACCACTGGCTTTCTAACTCTAAAAGGTTTGTCTTTTGGATTTTCAAAATCATGCAAACCTCTAGTTAATTGTTCATCATACTCAAGTTCTACACCATCTACAAAATAAACTTGGTCAGTAGCTACTGTAGCTATTACTGCGGTTTTATATACTTCTTCTTTACCTTCTGCCAAACCATTCAATTTTACAATAGAACCATTTTCAATTGCTGTATTTTGAATACCACTTCTTAGATAAGCTCCGACATCTGTGCTTACCATGTTTTCTGCTATGAAGATTCCTTTATTTGCCATAATTATTCCTCCTTAATTTTTTAAATTAAACAAATCACCATAAGGTGATATTACTGAATTTTGTTTACTTTCTTCTACACCCACTTTAGCAGGTGGTTTTTCTTGCTTTGCCTTGCTAAATGTAAGTTTGTTTTTTACTATATAAACACATATATCAGCGTCTATATCTGCTGTAGTTGCATATTCATCTACTTTACTAACGAATATTTCTTTTACATCATCTGAAATAGATGAATATTCATTGTTGATGTGGTCAATCTTTTCCTGCCTTAACCTTTCCTGTTCCGCATCAAATTCTTCCTGTTCTTTCTGTGCTTTAAATTCTCTAAGTATAATTACTTCTGCTTCAAGTTTTTCATATTTTGCTTCTAATTCTTCAAAATCAGTAAGAAGTTCATTATATTTTAGTTCAAAATCTTCTGATCTGTTTCTTCTTCCACTTCTTCTGTCTTTTCATCTACAGTTTCTACTTCTTCTTCAAAACCTTCTTCTAATTCTTCTGTCTCATCTACTTTTTCATCAGATTCTTCTTCAAATTCATCAGTAGATTCTTCTAAGGTTTCGTCTACTTTCTCATCAGCTTTTTCATCCTCTACTTCTTCTGTAAAATCCTCAGTGTTTTCAACTTTTTCTTCGATGTTTTCAGTTTTGTTATCTTCCAAATTGCCACCCCCTTCAGTGAAATTCAATGAATTTCTAAGTTCTGCTACCATTTGAGTAAATTCAGACTTAAATTCTTCCTTATCTAAGCTAAATTGTGATATTTTTGCCGATTCAAATGCAGGTGTTACATCTTCTCCAAGTATACATAGTGCCGAAAATTCACCATCTAATAATTCAAAATAGTCGGGTTCTTCTTCTGAATATTCTCCATCAAAAACATTTATTTCCATTGACTGATGGTTTTTATTTTCTAACACTTTTAATACTTCTGGATAGCGATTAGTCCAAAGAAACGCTGTAGTAGTAAGATATTCATTAACTGTTCCATCTTCTTCTTCCACATTCTCCCATTGTACTGTTGCAGAAGAATCCACAAAGCCATAAGGTTTAGTTGTTTCTATGTACTTGATTCCTTCATCTGAAATTTCAATTTTTCCACCATGAGTACCAAAATCTTCTTTTTCTTCTTTCCATTCACCAACTATGGGTATTCCATATAAAGAAGGTATCATCTTTTCAAAAGTTTCTTTACTTATGATAGAAAAATTTCTATTCTTCCCTGCATAGGCAATATATACTTTTACCATATGGAACTGTGAGTTGAATTTTGTCGGGGTTTCAAATTTGGACTCAAATGTTATAATCTTATCCTTCAAACACAATCACCGCCTTTCTTAAAATGTTAATTTGTTTGTAAATATATATTTAGTTTTATCTACCTTGTCAAAGTTAAATTTTAAACTCTTGTCTGATACAAATGTAGAGTATTTACCATCATCTTTAAGCAGTTTAAAACCTTTAGACAATAATTCCTGCTTCAACTCATTGTCTAAACAATAAATAAACATTATTCACCACCTTCTCCTTCTTTGCCATCTGTTCTAACATCTTCTTCTTCGGTAGAAACTCTACCCTTATCGCCACCTGTAGGGCTGTTAATATCGGAAGTAGTATGTGAAGATGATAAAGGCTTCCATGAATCAGGGATATTTAAAACAGACTCTAAGAAATTCATACTTTCTATTGAACTTTGCGAATTCCCCATAGTTGTAAATAATTTTATCTTATTTGGCGCACCATATTGTGCGGATTTCAATTCTTCCGCTATTTTTTCTTTCCTATTCTGGTAAGTCACGTCAAGCAGGTTTATTTTAAATTTATACTTCTTCTCATTGAATTTGAGTTTTCTATTTATCCATCTTTCAACTTGTCGAAGCATAGCGAATACTGACTGTTCATCAGTGACTAAAGATGCTTTTACTGTTGCATCTGTAGTACCACTGTCAGTAAACAACCCTTTAGATACACCCGTAGAGTTCCAAAAGTTATCTACTGCTTCTTGAACTTTATCTGTGCCTACTCTATCATCACTTAGTTTGAACAATTGCATATCATCAAATATTGACAATATAAATCCTACTTGGTCAGGCAATTCTTCATTAATTTTATTTCCAAATTCAACAGCGGTATCCAACGTCACCTTGAAGTCATTGGCTACTTCACTTTTATCTTTAGTAGGTATTTTACCTCCTATTATCGCTATGTTTTGCATTTCATTATTGGCTTTCTTTAATGCTTTGTAGTCCTCAATTTCATATATTTCAGCAAATACTCCAGCAAAAGGTGGGAATGGATAAGATATTGTTTCATCAGTTTTCAAACAAATAGAATTTTCAGAATCTATTTCTTGCCACTGCAAATCTTCATCTTTCTTACCCCTACTCTTTTTTGAATTTTTGTATTTGTTGTATTTAGTAGTAAATTCAGGGGCATAAAATTCTAGCCTATCTTCATCAAAATCGAAATATTGAAAATTAAACTCATAATTATACACACCATCTTCTATTGTTTTTATTCTGCAATAGTCGGGATTTATTCTTTGTATAAAGTAAGAATCCTCTGTTTTATGTTCATAACCATAAAAAATACCCTCTCTGTAAGTAATTTGAAGGGCTTTTAACATTTCATGTTTTATATTCATATTGTCTAATTCAAATAAAGTTTCATAATACACTTTCCTAAACTGTTTTTCATTTATTTTTTCCAGTGTTAACCGATAAGGAGATACAAACCAATCCAAAGTAGGCATTTCAGCATGATAATTACATAATCTCCTATAATGTGGACTTAATACATATAGAAAATTTGATAAATTCCGTAAAGTTTCCTCATTTCTTTGTGGATTCTGTAATGCTTGTACTACCCTTTCTTTAGGGAAACTACTAAACATTATTCTACTACCATAAACATCTATATCTTGTATTATTAGCCTAGCTAGTTTTGAAAAGTCTAATTTGTAATATTTTTGTATCAATTCCTGCGTTTCTTCCTTTTCTTGCTTTTTTTCTTTATTTGTTTCTGCCAAAATTTCACCTCCTACGCTCTTACCAAAGGTTTCTTAAATACAGATAGTAAAGCAGATAAATCCACTTCAACTTCAGGTGCTAATACAACATTTTCATATTTCATAATATAATATAAACCATACATCACTGCCATAGCCTTGTCTTTGTCCACTCTTTTAGTAACTTGTTTAATTCCTAATTTTCCACTATCCAGATGTACTAATTGCAAATTAGATATTTCTTCAACAAGAAAATCTGTTTGCAATTTAGGTGTTACAACATTTTCTATATATTCTTTATCCTCTAAATTATAAGAAATTGAATGCTTTTCCAATAATTCCAATTTTTCACCTTCTACGACATCTATAAAATTAACTATAATGTCATTTTGTATCCCTTGGGAAGTTATGCCAAACAAACATTTATCAGCATCATATGGGTTTTCGGGTTTATCCTCTGTGTTTATACTGTCCCAGCAAGGGTATATAGCACCTGTTA